GGTATGACGCGGAATAGATGCCGGACGACATCAGGCGCAGCCACACGCCTTCCTGATCGTCTTCGGGCCGCGCGTAGACGTGGATCTCTTGCACACCGTACTGCGGGCGGATCGTCTGACTGGCGCTGGCGGCGATGTTGCTGGTTTCGGCTGAGCGGGACTTGATCATCATCTGGCTCCGTGCTTCGGGTGCTGCGATTGGTCCACTATAACCCTGCGGCGCAGGGTGCAGACAATGGGACAAACCCTAATGCCGTGATCTCCGTGGCTACTACTTGCGGGTTTTCGCGCCCTGGCCGCCCGAATACAGTGCCGCCGCATGAAGCGGTTCACGATCTTCCGCAAGGGACGGCACACCGCCAGCAGCGGCGCCACGCTGGAGTTCAGCGCGAGCGCGCTGCGCGATGCCGTCGCCGCCTACGATCCGAAGGTGCACGAGGCGCCGATCGTCGTCGGGCACCCGAAGGACAACCACCCGGCCTACGGCTGGGTCGGCTCGATCGCATTCGACGAGGCCACCGGTGAGATCGTGGCCGATCCGGCCCAGGTCGACGCCGAATTCGCCGAGATGGTGCAGGCCGGGCGCTTCAAGAAGCGAAGCGCCTCGTGGTATCTGCCCGACGCGCCGGGCAACCCGAAGCCTGGCACGCTGTACCTGCGCCACGTCGGCTTCCTGGGCGCGCAGCCTCCGGCCGTGAAGGGCCTGCGCGACGTGAGCTTCAGCGAGTCCGATGGCGTGGTCGAGTTCAGCGACTACGAGGCCTGGGGCTTCAGCTCGATCGCCTCGCTCTTCCGCGGCCTGCGCGAGTGGATCATCGCCGAGAAGGGCGTCGACGCGGCCGACAAGGCCGTGCCCGGCTACCTGATCGGTAGCGTGGACGACGCGGCCAAGCAGGCCGCCGAGGACGCCAGGCAGAGCAAGGCCGAAAGCACCGCCGGCGTCATGCCGGCATTCTCCGAGGACAACCCCATGACGATCGCCGAACTGCAGGCCCAGGTGGCCGCGCTCACCACCGAGAACGCCACGCTCAAGGCGAATCAGAAGCCGGCCGACTTCGCCGAGCGCGAGGCCGGCATCGCCCGGCGCGAGGCGAATGTCGCCGAGGCCGAGGGCAAGCTCGCCCGGGCCGCGATCGAGCAGCGCGTCGACGCCGCAATCGCCGCCGGCAAGGTGCTGAAGGCCCAGCGCGCGCAGCTGGTGTCGTTCGCCGCCAGCCTGGCCGACACCGACGCCACCATCGAATTCGGCGAGGGCGACCAGGCGAAGAAGGTCACGCAGCGCGAGGCCTACCTGCTCGAGATCGAGGGCCGCCCGCCCGTCGTCGACTTCGGCCAGTACGCGCCGGCGGCCGCCGGAAAGGGCGACGACGAGAAGCCGATCGAGGCCGTGCAGAAGAGCTTGATGGACCAGGTCGCCAGCGGCGGCAAGGCCAAGAAGTAAACCACGCAACCCCATCACCCTGTCGAGGTAGATCATGCCGACCTTCAACGAACCCGCCCGCCCGCTCGAGTTCCTCGTCTCCGAGGCGAACGGGTCGATCAGCCGCGAGCAGGTCACGATCGCCGTCGCCGCGCCCGCGATGGTCGCCGGCACCGTGCTCGGCCGCATCACCGCGTCGGGCCAGTGGACGGTCTACAACGACGGCGCCGCGGACGGCACCGAGGTGGCCCGCGGCATCCTGGCCTATGACGTCGCCGACGTCGCGGCCACGCAGATCGCCACGATCATCGCGCGGCACGCCGAGGTCAAGGCGGCACAGCTGAACTGGAACGCCCAGGCGGCTGGCGCAATCACCAACGGCACGGCCGACCTGCTGGCGCTCGAGATCCTCCTGCGCGCCGCCTGACAACGCACCTCGAGCAACCACCGAAGGAACCCCGATCATGGACATCTTCCGCGACTACTTCACGCGCGAGAACCTCGTGCGCTCGCTCGAAAAGGCGCCGTTCATCCCAGGCCGCCTCGGCGAGCTGGGTCTGTTCGAAACCGTCGGCCTGACCGCCACGACGTTCGCCGTCGAGGAGAGCACCACCGACGGGGCGAAGGTGCTGTCGGCCATCGCCCGCGGCGCACCGCGCACGCAGACGGGCCTCGAGAAGCGCAAGGTGCACACCTTCACGACCGCCAGCTACGGCGACGAGGGCGCGGTGTACGCCGACGAGGCGCTCAACGCGCGCGGGGCCGGCCCCAATGCCGCCGTCGAGGTGATCACCGACCGCCGCGACCGCCTGGTGCGCCGGCTGCGCCGCCACATCGACCTCACGCTCGAGTCGCTGCGCATGGGTGTGCTGCTCGCGCCGGGCTCGACCGAGTTTGGCGCCGCGCCGGCCGAGCAGTCGATCGCCTTCAACACCGACGCCACGAAGACGCGCGCGGAGATCTTCAACAAGATCGTCGTGCCGATCGAGAGCGCGCTCGACGGCCTGGAGTTCAGCGGCATTCACTGCTTCTGCAGCGACGGCTTCTGGGCGGCGCTGATCGAGAACAAGGCCGTGCGGGACACCTACCTGAACTTCACGGCCGCGGCGGAACTGCGCGCCGGACTGAAGGACATCGACAACTTCCGCTTCGGCGGCGTCACGTTCGAGCGCTACCGCGGCACGGCTTCGGTGGCCATCACCGCCAACAAGGCCGTTGCGTTCCCGCTGGGCGTGCCCGACACGTTCTGGCAGGCCTTCGCGCCGAACGACACGATGGAGTCGGTGGGCGCCGGCGGCCTCGGCCAGCCCTACTACATGGGCAGCAAGCCCGTCACCGACGCGCTTGGCACCAAGGCCATGCAGGTGGCGATCGCCACGCACCCGCGCATGGTGTGCGGCCGCCCTGCCGCCATCCGCGGCCTGGCGTTCAGCTGATAGCTGACGGCACGCAGTAGGCCCATCACGGAGGGGGCGCGCGGGCGCCCCTTTCTTCTACCAGGAGCACGGCATGCCTTCGCTGATCTACAACCGGGCGCTCGAGCTGTGGGCTCGCGGATCGATCGACTTCGACACGGACACCTTCCGCGTGCTCCTGACGACGGCGACGTACACCGAGAACAAGGACACCCATGACTTCCGCGACGACGTGACCAACGAGGTCACGGGCACGGGCTACACCGCAGGCGGGAACACGGTCACGGTGACGGTGACGCTGGACACGGTCAACGACCGGCTGGATATCAGCCTGGGCGGGACGACGTGGCCGGCCAGCACGATCACGGCGCGCAAAGCGGTGTACTACAAAAGCCGCGGCGGCGCGGCTGCGGCCGACGAGCTGATTGTGGTCAACGACTTTGGCTCGGACGTCGTGACTAGCGCCGGCACGTTCACGCTGAACGCTTCAACGCTGCGCATCACCAACACCTGACCGGAGGACAGCATGCAGCACGAAGTCACGACCAACGCCGACGGGAGCACGACCTTCTCTGTCAACCTGGCCGACATGAGCCTCGAGCAGCTGGTGCAGGTGTCGCAGGGCCTGGGCCGCCAGATCGACAAGCTGCGCGAGCGGCGCGCCTACCTGCGGGCGAAGATCGACGCGCGCCTCGCGGCCGGCGAGCGCACCAGCGTAGAGGCCGCGCGGTCCGACGCCAGTGGCGATGCGACCGCGCCCGGCGCCGCGATCGAAGCGATGGCGCGCTGATCGCAGCTGACTGCGCCCATGGCAGCGCACCTCTACGTCGTCTACTCCCGCAGCCGCACCGTCGGCGGCTGGCTGATCCGGGCGTCGAGCTGGTGGGACCAGTGGAGCCACTGCGGCCTGCTCACCGACGACGGCACGGTCATCGAGGCGCGGGCGTTTGCAGGCGTGGTCGAGACGCCGGCCGACGAGTTCATGGCCCGCTACAGCGCGCACACGCGCGTTCGCGTCGATGTACCCGAGCCCGCCGCCGCCATCGCCTGGGCGCGAGAGCAGATCGGCTGCGGCTACGACTACGGCGCGATTGCCGGGTTCGTGTTGCGCGAGCCCTTGGAGCGCCCCCGCCGCTGGCAGTGCGTCGAGCTTGTAGAGACGGCCCTCCGAATGGCCGGCCGGCCGCGGTTTCGGCGTCCCGAGCACCGCATCACGGTCGCGCAGAGCTACATGGCGAGGTGACGGCGTGAGCATGACCGTGGACCAGATCAAGGCGGCCATCGCCGCCGACTCGGCGCTGCAGGCGCTGGCCGACGCGCGTGACGTTGACGCGCTGGTGACCGCGCTGTCTGCCGGCCGCACGCGCTACGTGGCGCGCGAGGTGGGCAATGGCACCGTGCTCGAGGTGCTAGGCCTCAGCGTGGGCAACGCGCTGCTCGACCTGATCCAGACGCAGCTCACCTACCGGCACGTCAAGCCGTTGCTGGAGCAGGGCCGCCTGCGCCTGGACAGCGCCATGGTGC